GTGCTCGAGCCTGGCACAGTGTTGCACTCGTCCGGTCCACGCGCTGCCTGCATCGGCGGCTTTGAGGCTGAGGCGACGAGGCTGCTAGAGGCTGCTCTACGGCTCTCAGAGCGCCGCAACGCTCGGGAGCGTTGGGAGCATGGTCTCGACGCCTGCGCCCGTCTAGACGCAGCAGGAGGCGACCTGTCGGGATATGTGCGCTCAGCCTGGGAGTACTTCGCTCGGCTCCTGCCCGATGAGGCTGCGATGACCCTGGCAACGACGCACCCGAGCACCCGGCAGCACCTCATGCCCGGCACCGGCTGGACGGGGTTTGTGCTCAACCGGGACACGACGCTCGCCTACCACCGGGATACGTCGAACGGTCCCGGCTGGACGGCAGTGCTGGCGATCCGAGAGGAAAGCCGAGGCGGCTGGCTGCACCTGCCGGAGTGGGACGTGTGGCTCCGGATGGCGCACGGCGAGGTCGCTCTGTTCCCGGGACTGACGACGTGGCATGGCGTGTCGCCGGTCGATGGAGGGCTGAGGTGGTCGCTCGTCACCTACCCGAAGCGGCATGTCCCCAAGCGACGACCTGAGTAGTAGACTGCGAGCATGAGCACCACCGAGCACATCGCTGAGGATCTGCGACCGCTCGCACAGCCGATCGACCTGCTCAAGCTCCTACCAGGCAACCCGAGGCGAGGCGATGTTGAGGCAGTGATGCGCAGCTACGACCGCTTCGGGCAGCGCAAGCCGATCGTGGCGAGGCGTGACGGGACGGTCATCGCGGGGAATCATCAACTGCAGGCAGCGCAACGCCTCGGCTGGTCGCACATCGCCGTGGTGTGGACGGACGACGATGACCTGACTGCGAAGGCGTTTGCACTTGCTGACAACCGGACCGCTGACCTCGGCGCGTATGACGATGACGATCTGCGTGCGCTCATTGAGTCCGTGGCGATTGACCCGAACTTGCTTGCTGCAGCGAGTTATTCGCTCGATGATCTGCTGGACGACGCCAACGACATTATTGGCAATGGTGATTCTGTAGACATTGGAGAGCGATACGAGGTCGTCATTGAATGTGCAACTGAGTTAGAGCAAGAGGCTTTGTTGCTTAGGTTTAGTAATGAGGGCCTCAAAGTCAGAGCCATAGTTGTATGACTGATATCGTTCTTTCATCGCGCATCGTTCGTAGCCCTAGAGTGATGCAGATCGAGGGAATGTTTGATCTGACGGCATCCGATACGAGTACGACTATTATTTCATGCAATGTTCCGAGTCTTGAGCAACAACACTGGAACATAGGGCTAATTGTCGGACCGTCTGGAAGTGGAAAGTCAACCGTTGCACGGCGCATGTTCGGAGCAGCGATGAAGGCAGCGGAAGATATTGCTTGGGACGCACAGCACGCGGTCGTGGACGAGTTCCCGAGCAAGCTGTCAGTGCGCGACGTTAGTGAACTGCTTTCCAGCGTGGGGTTCTCATCCCCGCCATCCTGGCTCAGACCGTTTCACACTCTGTCGAACGGGGAACAGTTCAGGGTGGGGGTCGCTCGATTGCTTGCAGATGAGAACGACGTGACAGTCATCGACGAGTTCACCAGCGTGGTGGATAGAACGGTCGCGCGAGTTGGCTCTCATGCGATAGCAAAGGCGGTCAGAAGACGCGGTCAACGATTTGTGGCTGTGTCATGTCATTACGACATCGTCGAATGGCTGCAACCGGACTGGATCTACGAACCGGCCTCTGGAGAGTTCCGATGGGAGGGGCTTCAACGCCGACCAAGCGTCGACGTTGAGATCATTCGCTGCACGACATCGGCGTGGTCATATTTCAGTCGGCATCACTATCTAAGTCACGAACTCAACAAGGCCGCAGCGGTGTATGTTGCCCTGATAGAAGATCAACCGGCCGCTCTTGCGGGCATTCTTCCATTTCCTCATCCGAAACTGAAGAACTGTTGGAGAATCAGTCGAATAGTCGTAACGCCAGACTTTCAAGGAATCGGTCTCGGGCTTCATGTCATCAACGGACTGGGTGCTGGCTATCGACATAACGCGCAACTGCTGGACATCTCTACAAGTCATCCGGCGATGATCGCTGCACTCAATCGCAGTTCTCTATGGTCACTCACTCGCAAGCCAAGTCGAACCGTTCGCAGCAAGTCCAACGCTGGCTTCGGAACTGCCGCTGGACGCATCACGGCCTCGTTTCGCTACTGTGGTCCGAGTGACGACCGATTGGGCTTGCTGACGTTGAGAGGTGGACGATGAGTAAGGGCGCACGCTCCGGCGACACTGGCAGGCACAGCAAGCTGACGCCCGAGGTGCAGGAGCGCATCGTGTCAGCGATCCGAGGCGGCAACTATCTAGAGGTCGCGGCGCAGTACGCAGGCATCGGCACGAGCACGCTCTATCGCTGGTTAGCCAATGCCGACGACCCTGATGCCGACCCGAGTTATAGGGAGTTTCGGGATGCTGTAGAAAGCGCCCGTAGCGCAGCCGAGGTCCGCAACGTGACGCTCATCCAGCAGGCAGCGAACGACGGCACGTGGCAGGCAGCAGCGTGGTATCTAGAGCGCACCGCCTGGCAGCGTTGGGGCAGACGGACGATGGTGACCGGCGACGCTGGCGAGGCGATCAAGGTCGAGGTCGACCACCGGCAGACGCTCCGGCAGGTACTCGGACTGGACGACGATGCCGCTCCTGCCGACGGCTGACAACCGCTCGTGGATCGACCGCTGGCGCGACGACGGGACGCTAGCGAGCCGTATCGACGCGCTGACGCCCGAGCAGGCTCGGGAGTTCCTCACACTCTGGGAGGTCTGGAGCCGACCCAATCAGCGCATCCCTGACGGCATGGGCGAGGCGTTCCGAGTGTGGATGTTCCGGGCCGGGCGAGGGTCGGGCAAGACGCGCTCGGGAGCGGAGACCTGCCGTCTGATGACTGAGCGTGTCGGGCGCATCGCCCTCGTCGCGCCGACTGCCGCTGACGTGCGGGACGTAATCGTGGAGGGCGAGTCGGGCATCATGTCCGTGTTTCCTAGCGACGAGCGACCGAGCTACGAGCCATCGAAGCGCCGTGTGACGTTCAAGAGCGGTGCTGTGGCGTTCACCTACAGCGCAGAGGAGCCGGAGCGCCTCCGAGGTCCGCAGCACGGCTGGGCGTGGATCGACGAGCCTGCCTCGATGCCGTCAGGGCAGGCGATGCTCGACAACCTGCTGCTCGGTCTCCGGCTCGGCTCTGCACCGTGGGCGATGGTCACCGGCACACCGAAGCCGCTGAAGTGGCTGCGAGAGTTGAGCGACCGCCCCGACACGGTCACCACCACCGGCACGACGTTCGACAACGAGCGCTATCTCGCCCGTGGATTCATTACGGACGTGCTCGGGCGCTACGAGGGCACACGGCTCGGGCGGCAGGAGTTGTTCGCCGAGTGGCTCGAGGACGTAGAAGGTGCGCTCTGGACGCAGGCGATCATCGACGACAGCCGCATAGCGTCGTTCGACCTCGCTCGCCCGTGGGACTCGCTGAACGCCTGGCTCATCGCAGCCGGTCTCGCACCACGACAGGACCGCAGGCTGTGGCGCATCATCGTCGCCGTCGACCCACCGGGCGAGACAGCAGAGTGCGGCATCGTCGTCGCTGCTGCCCCGACGCAAGGCCAGGCAGGCGTGGACCATGTTGTGATTCTGGAGGATGCCAGCATCGCCGGTCGCCCCGAGGTCTGGGGCAGCCAGGTGGCGTCGGTGGCTCGCAAGTGGAACGCCGAGCGTGTCGTGGTGGAGAGCAATCAGGGCGGCGACATGACTCGGGCGACCATCGCCGCCGTGGACCCAACCCTGCGGATCGAGAAGATCCACGCCAAGGTCGGCAAGGGCGCACGCGCCGAGCCGGTCTCTGCTCTCTATGAGCGACGGCTGATCCATCACGCCGGGTTCTTGCCGATGCTCGAGCAGCAGATGACCACCTGGGTCTCTGGCGACAAGTCCCCCGACCGGCTGGACGCTCTCGTCCACGCCGTGTCGACGCTGGTCACGGCGCAGGCGAAAGTTCAAGCGTCTGTCCGCTCCGTCGCTAACCGAAGACTCCCGGCATGACGACCGAAGTAGTAGCCTGGCAGGGATGAGCACCACCAACCGCATCCTCCACGGCGACTGCCGACAGATGCTCCGCACCCTCGCCGACTGCTCGGTCGACTCGATCGTCACCGACCCGCCGTACGAGCTGGGGTTCATGGGCAAGCACTGGGATGCCTCGGGCATCGCCTACAGCGTCGACATGTGGCGCCAATGCCTGCGGGTGTTGAAGCCTGGCGGTCACCTGCTGGCGTTCGGCGGCACCCGCACCTACCACCGCATGGCCGTCGCGATCGAAGACGCCGGGTTCGAGGTGCGCGACAGCATCCATTGGCTGTACGGCTCCGGGTTCCCGAAGTCGCTCAACGTCGCCATCGCCATAGACAAGGAGGCGGGGGCGATGGGCCACCGAGGCACGCGTGCCTCGGTGGCTGGCAACATTCGACAGGGGCAAAACGTCAAGCCCGCCAAAGCCATGCCAGCCCACGAGCCAGTGACCGACGCCGCCAAGCAATGGTCCGGCTGGGGCACGGCACTCAAACCGGCACACGAACCGATCGTCGTCGCCCGCAAGCCGCTCGTCGGCACCGTGGCGCAGAACGTGCTGCAGCACGGCACCGGGGCAATCAACATCGACGGGGGACGGGTTGCCGTCGGTGATGCTGAGGCTGCGGCTCGTGCCAGTTGGTCGGAGCGTTACGGAATGAACCATTACGCGACCGGCAACGTCTATGGCGGCGGGCAAGGGCTTGACAAGACGATGACCGGCGCAGGATTCAACGCCACCGGCCGCTGGCCCGCCAACATCGTCCTCACCCACGCCGTTGACTGCGCCGACACCTGTGCCGCAGACTGCCCGGTCGCCGAACTGGACCGGCAGAGCGGCACGCTGACCAGCGGAGCGAACCCGACCCGCAGGAACAGCGACAAGTTCCGCAACGCGTACGGCGACTTCGTCGGACAGACCGAGTGCACGCCTGCCCGTGGCATCGACACCGGTGGCGCGTCCCGGTTCTTCACCGTCACCGAGTGGGACCCGATCACCGACGTCCCGTTCCGCTACGTCGCCAAGCCTGGCAAGACAGAGCGGAACGCAGGGCTAGGTGCCAACTTCCACCCCACCGTCAAGCCGGTCGACCTCATGCGCTGGCTCGTCAGGCTCGTCACGCCACCCGGCGGCACCGTCCTCGACCCGTTCCTCGGCTCCGGCACTACCGCCGTCGCAGCGATCCTCGAAGGCTTCGACTGGGTCGGCTGCGAACTGACCGACGACTACCTGCCGATCATCGAAGGGCGAGTTGCCTGGGCGCAGCACAGAGTCGGCTATGTGGCCCCGACTCGGGTGACCTCATCCGAGCCTGACCAACTGGAGTTGTTCTCGTGATCTGGCTGCTCGTCGCTCTCGCCACCTATCGCCTGACGCGCCTCGTCACGACCGACACGCTGACCGCTCCGGCGCGTGAGTGGGTGCAGGCTCGCTACGACCGGGTCGGCTACCTCGTCGGCTGCGACTGGTGCTCGTCAATGTGGCTCGCTCCCGGTCCGGTGCTGCTCGGCGTGCTCGCTCCCGACTCGACGTGGACGCTGGTGCTGCTCGGCATCCCTGCTGCCTCGGCTGTCGTCGGGATCATGGCGACGCTCGTCGGACGCTGGGAAGATTCCTAGAGATTCTTTGCGCTAGACGTAGACAACTACGACCGGAGTCGCTAAGATTCTCCACATGAGCAACGCCACCACACTCCAGCACATCGGCCGCATGAACGTCCTCGCCATCTCGGGCGGTCGGGTGCAGGTCATCGACGAGACCACGATCAGCTTGCCGGTTCACTACGGCTACTCGGTCGAGATCAAGCTCAACGAGGCACAAGACCTCTACGAGGTGCGGCGCATCTTCCGCCGTGGCACCAAGCGGTGGATCAAGGGCGAGCAGCTCGGCGTCTACTGCGACGAGGTCGGCGAGATCGCCTACCGGGCAAGCTGCTACCTCGACGAGTTCGGCGGCGAGTCGTGAGCCGGACCGTTCCGCTCGACGTGCTCGTCCGCTGCGATCAGAACCGCCTGTTCGGCTGCGGAGCGACGTGCTACGTCCCTGCCATCCTGCTCAAGCTCTACGGCTCCGACCTCATCAAGGTAGTCGGCGGTGGCGAGTGCTCTCGCTGCAGCCTGCCGCTCGCCGTCTGCCGTGACGCTCGAGCGACAGAGCGTGCGCTCTATGAGGAGCGCGTCAAGGCGTAAGGCAGCAAGGGTCCAGCCCGGTGACCATCCGTGGCGCTGCCTCCCCGGAGCCGATACCGAACCACTCGGCTCCGGGGCGATGGACCCCACCTACCACCACAGAAAGGGTCAGCATGACCTCAACAACGAAAGGCCAACTATCCGTGTGGCGACTGGTCGTCGCTATCTGCACTGTCGGCATCTCCGCCCTGTTCATCGGCGTTCGCAAGCCGATCGGCAAGTCCAAGATCATTCATCACACCTGAGAGGACCATATGAGCATCATCTTCCGAGACCCACCACCCGACACCCGTCGCACCCGTGGCGCAGCGCAGGCGTTCGTCGACGTTCTTCAGGCGAATCCGCAACGCTGGGCCGTCTACAGCGAGGGCATGACGCAGAAGGCTGCGACCGGCTTTGTCAGTCGCAACCGTCGTCGCTTCCCGCAAGTGGACTGGCGTGCGACTCCCGAGACCGACGGGTCGTGGAGCGTCTACGGCTACTACCGCTTCGGGTAGACTGCTCAGCGGCGAGAAGAGATGCGTCAACGCCTGCCCTGCTCATGTGGGGCAGGCGTTCACGCGTTCCGGGTGATGTAGGCTAGCGACCGTGGCGCGCAGACGACATGAGCAGGCACCGGCGTGGAACTCGCTGATTGCCGCAGCCGAGATCATGACGGCCCCGTCGATGCCGCTGCGAGCCATCGCCCACCGCACCGAAGCATGGCAGCAAGCAGCGTGGGACTACTACGACTCGGTCGGAGAGCTGCGCTTCGCCTCGCAGTGGATCAGCAACGCCGTGTCAAGGGTCAACCTTGTCGCCGCTGCACCGGCAACCGGACCGGGTGACGAGCCGACACCTATTGCTCAGGACGACTTCGAGTTCACTGCCGGGCAGCGTCGTGCCGCCGAGATCGTCGCACAGATCGCAGGCGGCTCCGGAGGGCAGGGCCAGATGCTCGGGTCGTTCGGTGTCCATCTGACCATCGCCGGGATCGGCTGGCTGGTCGCTGAACCACCGATCGACGACCCGCTTGCCGACGAGTTCACCTCGTGGAACGTCTACAGCTCCGAGGAGATCCGCACCACCTCTGACGGCGTGGTCGAGGTCCGGGTGAGCTATCGAGAGTGGCGACCGCTGCACCCGAATAGCGTCGTCGTGAAAGCGTGGCGCAGGCACCCGAGGTGGAGCTATCAGCCGGACGCTCCTACTCGTGGCGTGCTCGGCGTGCTGCGCGAGATCGAACTGCTCCAGCAGCACATTCACGCGTCGGCGCAGTCCCGGCTCGCTGGTGCTGGCATTCTGACCATCCCGAGCGAGGCAGTGTTCCCGCCCGGGCAGGGACCGCAGTCGTCATTCGAGGACGTCCTCGCTCAGAATCAGAACGTCACAGCACCTGAGGACTCGTTCGTTGACACTCTCGTCGACTCGATGACGGTCCCGATCACGGACCGTTCGTCGGCTGCTGCCGTGGTGCCGCTGGTGATCCGCATTCCTGGCGAGTTCGTCGACAAGGTCCGGCACCTGACGTTCGCAACGCCGTTCGATGATCGGGTGCTGAGCCTGATGGAGTCCGCCATCCGTCGTCTGGCGCTCGGTCTCGACATCCCGCCCGAGATCCTCACCGGCGTCGCTGGGATGAATCACTGGTGCGTGCCTGTCGAGCATCCCATCCTCACCGCTGAAGGCTGGAAGCACGTTGATGACCTGGCGCTCGGTGAGCGCATCGCCACGATGAACACGACGACGGGCGCTCTGGAGTTCCTCCCGGTCCAGCACATCTACCGTGCACAGGTCGAGGCTGAGCCGATGCTGGAGGTCACTCTCGTCGGTCAAGGCGGGCACATGTCGAAGGTGTCAATGACGCAGGGTCACCGGAACGTGGTCCAACGTGACGGCACATGGACAATCGTCACCGCCGATGAGCTGCGTGAGGGCGACGTGATCCCGACCGCTGCGCCTGCTCGTGACTTCCCGACCGAGCCGAAGTGGTCTGACTCGTTCGTGCAGTTGGTCGCCTGGTACTCGGCAGACGGCACGCTGACCAAGCAGAACGGCAAGCCCGGCCAGATTCGCATCGCCAAGTCGTGGAAGGTGAACCCGCACCTCGTCGGCAAGATGACCGCTCTACTTACCGAGACCTTCGGACCGGCGTCAGAGACCATGCCGCAGGGCGCAGTCGAGCCGATGTGGCGCATGGAGATGCAGGAACGAGGCATGGCGGTCGCCGTGCTGAATGCTGCTGCTCGGAACATGCTGCTCGCCGTGATGCCTGGTCACGAGAAGGTCGTGCCTCGCTGGTTCGTGGAGTCGCTCACAGAGGCACAGACGCACCTGTTCCTCGCTGCATGGGCTGAGTCTGACGGCGTTAGCTCTGGCGGCGAGTGGAAGGGCGTCATCGAGCAGTCCAACCCTGACCGGCTCGACGCCATTGAACTCGCAGCACTTCGTGCCGGGTACTCGGTGCGTCGCTGGTCGGAATCGCTCGTCGGCGCAACGGAGCACGGCAGGTTCTCGGACCGTCCGATGCACTGCCTGCGAGTCGGCAAGATGACCTATCGCACGGTGCGCGCCATCGAGCAGGTCGCCTACACGGGCGAGGTGTGGTGCCCGACGACCGCCAACGGGACGTGGATCACGCAGACGGATCGTGGCTGGTCGATGGTCACCGGCAACTCGGCATGGCAGGTCGAAGAGCAGGCGATCACGCTGCACATCGAGCCACTGTCCGAGGTGATCTGCCACGCCCTCACCATCGGCTTCCTGGCACCTGCTCTCGAGGCCGAGGGCATCGACCCGAGCGAGGCGATGGTCTGGTACGACACCAGCGACCTGACCGCTCGCCCGGACAAGACCCGGCAGGCGATCGAGGCATACGACCGCAACGAGTTGAGCGGCGCTGCGATGCTGCGTGAGGTCGGGCTGAGCGTCGATGACATGCCGAGCGAGGAGGAGAAGCGTGAGCGCATCCTGCTCTCCGTCGCCCGGAGCGTGCCTGCGCTTGCACCGCCAATCCTTGCCGAGCTTGGCTTCATCGCCTCTGACGCCATCCCGGTCGAGGTCGAGGCTGCACCTGCTTCTGCTGCGCTCCCGGCAGTAGAACCGACGCAGGGACCACCCGAGACCGCAGTGCCCGGCGACGCCCTGACGGCTGCGTGCGACGTGCTTATGCACCGAGCGATGGAGCGTGCCGGTGCCCGACTCCGGTCGGCTGCAGGCAAGCGCACGCAGGGTGGTGCGGCAGCGATTCCGTGTGATGACCCGAGCCGCCTGCACTGCACCGTCGATGCGACCTCGTTCGCCGACCTCGGCTCACTGCTTGAGGGCGCGTGGGGCATCGTGCCGGACATCGCCCGGAGATGCCGTGTGGACCCGGACACGCTGACGCAAAGCCTCGACCGCTACGCGCGCGCCCTCCTGGCGACCGGCGAGCCGCACACTCACGAGAGACTCGCTCATGCTCTCGGAACCGCCTGACGACCTCGCAGACCGCATCGTCTGGCGCAGAGAGGCAGAGGAGACCTTCGCCGACAAGGTCCGCAGAAGACTGACGCAGATCGTCGTCGGAGCGTATGAGACCTATCTCGGCACCCTGACCGCTGCTGGTGACCTGTCGGCGTTCGATGCCATCCCGCAGCAGTGGCAGGTCTATGTGCTCGACGAACTGATACCCGACCTCGACGAGATGTACCAGGCTGGAGCCATCACGGCGTGGAACACGGCGCCGACGACGACCACGCTGCCAACGAGCGCAGCGACCGGCTGGGCGCAGATCATCGCTGAGCAGGCGATCGATTACCAGGCGACAGCCACTAACCGACTGCGTGGCGCAGGCGACGACATCTGGCTGAAGGTCAACTCGCAGGTAACCGATGCGCTCGCCAAGGGTGCAGGCACAGAGGTGCTCAAGCAGCAGATCGAGCAGGTCACGCAGTTTTCCGAGTTCCGAGCCGACATGATCGCTCGCACCGAGATGAACGGCGCGTTCGTTCGTGGGGCGTATGCCGGTGAGGTGGCGCTCGGTGAGTACGGACCGATGTTCAAGGAATGGCTAGCGGTCGGCGATGCGAGGACGAGGCCGGACCACGCCGAAGTCAACGGTACTGTCATCCCGTTCGCTGATGACTTCATCGTCGGCGGCGAGCCGATGGCGTATCCGATGGTCGATACTGCGTCTCCAGAGCAAATTATTCAGTGCCGCTGCGACACGCTCTTTTACTATGTAGGCGATACGTTGCCGGATGGCACGTTAGTAGAGTCTCCAGGCGCACGGTCGCAGTTCACCGAGGTCGCTGACGAGACCGCAGACGCTGAGGAACTGTGAGCCTCGCAAAGAATCCCGAAGAATCGCTAGACAACTACGACAGCAGTCGCTAGTATTCATCACATGAGCACCACCCACACCCACACCGACCTTCTCGACCTCGCCGACGACTTCGCCGAGCGCATCCGAGCCATTCAGGCCAAGGAGGTCGCCAGCGGCGACGACTTCGCCCTCATCGAGCAGTTGACCAGCGACGCCGGTCTCGTGATCCCCGAGGAGGACGTGGTCGTCTGGCTGCGGGTCTCGGACATGACCGTCGTCGTCTGGGGCGGCAACGAGTTCGACTACGACATGAACCGGCTCGCCGAGGTGCGGCTGTGAGGCCGCAGCACAACCTCCGCAGCCACCACTACTACGCTCCGACCATGCTCGACCGCCTCGCTCGCAAGTGGGAGCACGCTGGTCCACGCTGGCACCTGCGGATCGCTCTCGCTGTCCTGCTCGGCACGCTGCTCGCTACTGCTGCGCTCGACGAACCGACGTTCTACGACCCAGAGCCGACCGAGCAGACGCCCTAGACTCCACCTGCCGCACGGCACGACGCCCCGACGTTCCCCCTGAGCGTCGGGGCGTTGCCGTGTTAGCATCGGCTCATGCCGTTCGGACCGTATGCCGACTTCGATGACTGCGTGGCGCAGAACGGCGACAAGTCGAATCCTGCTGCGTATTGCGCGGCAGTCGAAGAAGCAGCGAAGGGAGCGCAGGCGATGCGACGTGTGCGGATGGCTCTCACGCCAGTGACGCTGGCAGACGAGGACGGCGACGGCATCGACGACATCACCGGGCTTCCGGTGGAGACCGAGGCTGAGGCTCCCGAGCCGATGATCGAGGAGGACGGCGAGGAGGGCGAGGACTTCCACGCGCTCGTCGTGGTCGAGGGCGTCTGGACCGGCGATGGTCGCTGGATCGAAGAGGGCGCGCTGACCTGGCGTGACCTGCCGCTGCCGCTCATGGCGACCGACCGCACGACCGAGGGTCACATGGACGCCGTGCTGATCGGGTCGTTTACCCGCATGGAGCGCATGGGCCGAGAGATTCACGGCTGGGGCAGGTTCGTGGAATCTGACGACGCAGACGTGATGCGCCTGCAAGACCTGATTCGTAACGGCGACCTGCGGGGCATCTCCGCAGACTTGGACATGATGGAGTACGACGTCATCGTCCCGGCGTCGATGATGCCAGGCATGGAGGACGAGGACGAGGACGAGCCGGAGATGGAGGAGGACGGCTCCGTTCGCATGAGCGCCGACGACTACAAGATGAAGGTCACGTCAGCCCGGATCATGGGAGCGACCGGCGTGCCATTTCCGGCGTTCGCTGAGGCGTACATCGAGGGCATGGCATCGCTCACGGCTGCGCTGATGACCGAATGTCGAGCGACGGGCGGGATGCTCGAGACCTGGCAGAGCATGGACGGCATCGACTTCCAGCCGCCGCAGGGCGCACGCGAGGAGGCAGAGCGTGGTCTCGCGTGGCGTGAGGAGTTCGGCCGAGGCGGCACGGCGGTCGGCGTCGCTCGGGCGCGTGACATCGCCAACGGTCGTAACCTGTCGCCGGACACCATCGGGCGCATGGTGTCCTACTTCGCCAGGCATGAGGTCGACAAGCAGGGCACCGGATGGTCCCCGGGCGAGGATGGCTTCCCGAGCGCCGGTCGCATCGCCTGGGCGCTGTGGGGCGGCGACCCTGGCCGGACCTGGGCCGAGAAGGTGCAGCGCCAGATGGCGAGCCGGAGAGAGCAGGGCAGCATCATCGCAGCCGGTCATCCCATCGAGCCGCCGCTGCTGCCGCCTGCGGACTGGTTCGCCGATCCGAGACTGAGCCGTGCGACTCCGGTCACGGTCACGAACGACGGCAGGGTCTTCGGCCACGTCGCCGTGTGGGGTTCCTGCCACATCGGGTTCACCGACCAATGCGTGACGCCGCCTCGCTCGGCAACGAACTACGCGCACTTCCTGACCGGCGAGGTGCTCTGCGAGGACGGCTCGAGGGTCGCTGTCGGGCAGATCACGATGGACACCGGGCACGCGCCGATGAACGCCAACGCTCACCGAGCAGCAGCGCACTACGACCACACCGGCAGCGCAGTCGTGGACGTGACCGCAGGCGAGGATGCTCACGGCATCTGGATCGCCGGAGCACTCCGACCTGGCGTCGCTCCCGAGCAGATCAGGGCACTGATGGCGTCGGACGTGTCTGGCGACTGGCGTCGCATCGGCTCCGGTCTGGAGTTGGTCGCTGTGCTCGCTGTCAACGTGCCGGGCTTCGGCAAGGTCCGGGTCGGGATGCATGACGGTCTCGTCGCCTCGCTGGTCGCCTCGACCCATGTCGAGCCGGATGACCCCACTCGGCGCATCGTCGCTCGCATCGCTGCGTCGATCGGCCGGACGCCGGAGCGCAGGCGTGAGGAGCTGGCTGCTCGGGTCGCTCGGCTTCGTGAGGCTGGTCTCTGACATGGCTTGCAACTGCGGTAAGAGGCGTTCACTGAGCGGACCGTCGGCATCGTCGACGACCCTGCCGCATCAGGTCTGGCGCAACGGCGTCTACACCGGGCGCAGCTTCTCGTCGTTGTTCAACGCGCAGGCATACGCCGAGCGGATCGGCGGTGAGGTGCGTAGTTCGTCCTGACGTGCTACCGTCATCGCCAGGACATCGCCTAGCGAGCCTGACAAACGCACGGAGCCACGCTCGTGCCACCTATCCCCACGAAACATGAGGAGGTCGGCATGGACACGAACGTGCCGCAGGACTTGACCACGATCACCGATGAAGAGCTGAGCACCACGCTCGAGGCGCTCATCGCCGAGTTCGACGCTTTGCACGACGCAGGCTCGACCGACATCGCACTGCTGACCGAGATCGCCGACGCCGTCGAAGCGGTGCAGGGTGAGGTCGCACAGCGCGCCGAGGCTGCCGCACAGGCCGCCGAGCAAATCGCCGCATTGACCGAGCGTGTGCGTGCAGCGCAGCCGCAGGCGAGCGACGAGACCGAGGAGGCCGACGAGGTCGCCGAGGACACCGAGACCACCGAGGCCGTCGAGGCTGAGGCCGACCCCACCGAGGAGCGTGAACTCGTGACCGCATCTGGCACGACCCCGGCTCGCAAGGCTCCGTCCGCTCGTGCGGTGCGTGCCTTCAGCCCGACCCCTGAGCCGCCCGTGCAGCAGCCGGAGCTGGTCATCACCGCCGCCGCCGACATTCCTGGCGTGGCGACTGGCCAGCACATGGACAAGCTGGGCGTGGCTCGTGCGATGCACGACAAGGCTCGTGCCCTGTCGAACGGCTCGCCTCGGGTGCCGATCGCCCGAATCAACCTGCCCTACAGCGAGCAGGAGAAGGTCGGCGCAGACATCGCGCACAACCTCGACGTGCTCGACCGGGTCCGCAACGTCGAGTCGCTCGTCGCTGCTGGCGGCTGGTGCGCTCCGAGCCAGAACCTCTACACGCTCTTCGGCGTGGACGCTGGTGACGGCTTGATCGACCTGCCGACCGTGCAGGTGACCCGTGGCGGCTTGAACGTGCCGGACTTCCTCGGCATCGACGACGCTGCCGGTGCGCTCTGGACGTGGACCGAGGCCGACGACATCGCCGCTCACGACCCGGAGGCACCGGAGGGCAGCAAGCCCTGCCTGCGCATCCCGTGCCCGAGCTTCACGGACTACCGGCTCGTCGCTGAGGGTCTGTGCATCACGAACGGCAACCTGACGGATCGTGCGTTCCCCGAACTGACCGCCCGGTTCATCGACCTCGCCGTCAACGCCCACCTGCACCGCCTCTCGGGTGCGATCATCTCGGACATCAGCGGCTCGGCCACTGGCGTCACGATCGCCGCCTACCCGACCAGCGCTGCTGGCTCGCTGCTCAACGCCATCGACCTGCAGGTGGAGGACTACCGCAGCCAGTATCGCATGGGCGTGTCGGCAGTGCTTGAGGCCATCTTCCCGCTGTGGACGAAGGCGCTCATCCGTGCCGACCTGGCAATGCGCTCCGGCGTGCTGCTGACCAACGTGACGGATGCGATGGTCGACGACCACTTCGCCGCTCGCAAGGTCCGGGCGCAGTTCGTGCACGACTACCAGCCGCTCTACGGCATGGCTGCTCGCACTGCCTGGCCGACCACGCTCGACTTCCTGCTGTACCCGGCAGGCGGCTACGTCCGTGGCGACGGCGGCACGATCGACCTCGGCATTGTCCGGGACTCGGTGCTCAACGCCACGAACGACTACACCGCCGCATGGACGGAGCAGTTGTACCTCGTCGCTCAGCTCGGTCCCGCTGCCCGTGAGGTCACGGTGAACTTCGACGTCGACGGCGTGACGGCGTGCTGCCCGTCGCCGAACCCGCCCGAGGTCATCTGACCGACCTCTGACAGACTGAGGACACGCCGAACGGAGAGGATCACATGGGAACAGCACTCAACACCTGGCATGAGGTCACCGCACCTCCTGCGATCCCCTACCGCTTCGGCGTGTTCTCGGTCGTCGAGCCTCGCACGGCGCAACTTGAGGGCGTCACTGTCGACGAGCACTGGCGGCTCGGTGTGCAGTGGGTCTCGGAGGCGTGCAGCGAGGCGCTCGTCACGACCGGCAACTGCATCGACCCTGAGGTGGAGAGCCTCATCTCGGACCGTGCCTGCGACGAGTTCAAGTACGACCCGTTCACGGTGTACGCCTACAACACGGACGCCATCCCGGGTCACACCCTGACGCAGCATGAGGCCAACGCCATCGCCCGGCTGACCAACGGCGAGCAGCGCACGGTGGAACAGGTGCTCTGGCAGCGGCTCCTCGTCGCTGACCCGGTGCCGACCGACATGACCGGATTCCCTGGCTGGCTCGGTCTCGGCTACATCGAGCAGGCGCTTGCCGAGAACTATGGGTCGATGGGCGTGATCCACATGAACCGCTACGCAGCGACGGCGCTCGCCATGCACCTCCGTATCGAGGGCGGCGTCATGCGGACCCTGCTCGGCACGCCGGTCATCGTCGGCGGCGGCTACGACCCGCTGCCCTCGCCCATCGTCGACACGGCAGTCATCTTCGGCACTGGCCCGGTCGCCATGTGGCGAGGTGACATCGACACCCGAGAGAGCGCAGTGAACAAGGCGCTGAATGACGTGTCCATCGTGGCGCAGCGTGACTACGTCCTGGGCTGGGACTGCGTCGCCGTGTCGGCTGAGATCGCTCTCGGCTGCCCGTCTGCCGAGGTCTGAACCGTGGCGATCGCTCTCGGTCTCGGGCACGCACAGGCGCTGACGCCGTGCTCGTCTGCCGGGCTGGGAGTGCTGCGCCGATCCATCTTGTGGCTCGATGCCTGCGAGTCTCAGACGCTCTCGGAGCCGTCTGGCGACCCTGGTAGTGAGCCTGTCCCCGAGGAGGTCTAGCTATGCCGTATGTGGAGAACCTCGGATCAGGTGGCGGCACGCTCGATGCACAGTACGGCTCGTCGTCGGCGCCGAACACGAACGCGCCGCTGCTGCTCGACCCTCGCACGTCGGGCAACTTCGTCTACACGCCAGGCTCGGCAGGCAACTACGTGTCCGTGCCGCACGCCGACTCGCTGAACATCCTCGGCACCGAGGGCGTCAAGTTCCTGTCGCTGCCGGGAGAGAATTCGCAGTTTGCCTCGTCGCCCGACGCCACTGCGCTAGATATCACCGGCGATATCGACCTACGGGCGCGCTTGGCTGCTGATAACTGGTCAGATCCAGATGCTCCGTATGTGCTCGCTAAGTCACAGTCCGGGCAGCGTTCATATGCGATTCAGATTATCGGCGGCGGTCTCGTCCTCTACTGGACGACCGATGGCTCCACGCTGCTCAATGGCTCGTCGACGGCGGCGGTGCCATTCGCTGCCGGACAGGCTGGCTGGATTCGTGCCACGATCGACGTGGACAACGGCGCAGGCGGTCGAACGATCACGTTCTACACGGCTCCTGATTCAGCGATAGAGCCGACCTCGTGGAACATTCTCGGCACTGCCGTCACGCAGGCAGGAGTTACGTCCATCTTTAGCGGCACCGCTCCGCTAGAGATCGGCTCGATCTCAAACGGCGGGCAGACGTTTGCAGGCAAGATCTACCGAGCCGTCGTGCTCAACGGCATCAACGGCACGACCGTCTTCGACGCCGACTTCACGCAGCAGACCATCGGCTCCCGTGGCTTCATCGAGTCCACCGGCAAGCTGGTCACCCTCAATGGAGCAGCCGCACAGATCGTCGACGGCACGACCTACGGCTTCATGCCTGGCGTCACCGGAGGCTGGACGACGCCGAACGTCGCAGCGCTCAACGTGTCCGATCTGGAGATCACCGCACGCGTTTCGCTGAACGACTGGACGCCTGCTGCTAATCAGGCCCTCGTCGCTCGCTACACGAACACCGGACCGAGCCGGTCCTACATCTGCTACATCGCCGCCACGACCGGGCGCATGTTCGTCCAGTACACGCTCGACGGCACGACCATCCTCGGGCAGGACTGGGGCGGCACCGCCTCTCCGTTCACGGACGGGCAGACCTACTGGCTGCGCTACCGGCGCATCGCTGCTACCGGCGTGTGGCGCTTCGACTGGGCACCGGACTCTCCGACTGAGCCGACCGTCTGGACGAATGTGGGCGGCGACCGAGCCGGGACCGCTGGCGCACTGTTCAACGCGACGACGGCACCGACCTCGCTCGGCGCGTTCAACGAGGTCACCACGGGCAACCCTGCTGCCGGGCGCATGTTCCGGGCGATCATCCGCAACGCCAACACGGGCGGCACGAAGGTGCTCGACGCCGACTTCACCCGGCAGATCCAGTTTGCCTCGTCGTTCACCGAGGCCACCGGCAAGGTCGTCACGACGGTCGGCGCAGCGAGGATCGAGCGGGCACGCGACATGGAGCTAGTGGTGCGTGTCGCTCTCGACGACTGGACCCCGAGCGGACCGCAGGTCATCTGCGCGAAGGCTGCTACCGGGCAGTTCAACTTCCGGCTGTCGGTCCTGCCCGGTTCTGCTCTGCGCTTCTTAGTCACAGCGGATGGGACCAACTCGGGCACGGTTGACTCGGGCGTGTTGCCGTTCGCCGATGGGGTTGCCTACTGGCTGCGTGTCAGGTACTACCCGGCGACCCTGACGGTTGCGTTCGAGTGGGCACCGGACTCGCCGACGGAGCCGACGGTCTGGACGAGCGCCGGGTCCGTTTCGACCACCACCGGCAGCATGTTCCCGGGCAATGCACCGGTCGAGTTCGGTCGCACCTCGACCAACACGCAGTTGATGAGCGGCAAGCTGTTCCGGGCAGTGCTCCGCAACGGCATCAACGGTCCTGCGGTCCTCGACCTCGACTTCACGCAGCAGATCACCTCCGGCTCGCAGTCCGTCGTTGAGCCTGCCTCGGGTGCAACGATCCCGCAGGCAGTGCAGTTCGCACCGAACCTCGGCACGGGTGGCGCTGCGCTGAATGCACGCTACGGCTCGACGACGGGTGCGGACACGAACGATCCGCTGCTGCTGGAGCACACGGGCACGAACTACCTGGACCTCCCCGGCTCGCTCAATAACTACGGCTCGGCACCATCGGCGGCACCACTGAACCCCACCGGAGTGACGACTCTGCGCGTCGAAGTCGACGTGGCGCTCGATGCCTGGAACCGAGGCGTCGGACAGAACAGCCTCCTGCATCTCCTGGGAGATACGTGGGAGTTCGCTTCGTGGGATAACGGCACGTTGCTGTTCCTCTACTACGACGCCGGTCTGAACTATCGGCAAGCCATCTCTACGACGCCTGTGCCGTTCGCTGCTGGTGAGCGAGGGCGCGTGGCGGTCGAAGTCACTAGCGGCGGCGTCGTTACGTTCTTTGTGTCTTACGACGGCGTGACGTGGTCGCAGTTGCAGGCATCTACGGCTACCGGAGGCACTGGGTTTCGCAACGCTCAGGGACCGCTCACGATTGGCACCTACGCCAACTTCCTCCGTCCCATGTCTGGCAAGTACTACCGGGCAACGATCAAGCACGACGGCACGACGGTGTTCGACGCCAACTTCACGACCGGCATCACGAGCGGTGGTCAGACCACGTTCACCGAGTCCAGCAGCAACGCTGCGACGGTCACCATCAACCGTTCCACCTCTGGCCGCAAGTCGGTTGCTGTGGTGCGGGATGTCTGGCTGTTCGGCACCGACGACTACATGGAGGTGCCGGACAACGACCTGCTGGACTTCGGGGCAGGGCAAGACTTCACGGCGATCAGCGTCGCTCGCATGTGGGGCGCGAGCGGATCGTTCATGGCGCTGCTCTCAAAGGTCAACCCGGACAGCAACAGCAACGTCGGATGGCAGCAGGTCCGCATCAATGCCGGAGCGACCTCGATTGTCGACCTGAAAGACGGCAGCGGTTCGGCATCAGGCACGTCCTTCGCTCAGCCATACACGAGCGGGGCAGCGTTCGTGCTGACCTCGCAGCGAGAGGGCAACGTCGCTCGGCACCAGTTGAACCTGAACGCTCCGACGACGGGAACGGCTACAACCCTGTCGCTCGCCAACTCCCTAGCAATGCGGATCGGCGCTACCGGCGCAGGGTCAGCGCTGTACGCCGACATGGAGTTCTACGGCGGTGCCATCTTCCGGCGCGCCCTCTCGCCTGCGGAGATTGCGCTCGTCAACACGCACTATCAGACCGGGCCGACCGCAGCGAGCAACGCGCTGCTCTCCGAGTCCGTGTGGTGGATCGACGCCAGCCGCACCGCAGCGGCACAGATCAACCGGAGCACCACCGGCCGCAAGTCCGTAGCGTGCGCCGACTGCGTCTGGCTCCTCGGGACCGACGACTTCTTCGAGGTCGCCGACAACCCGCTGCTCGACTTCGACCAGGGCGAGGACTTCACCCTCATGAGCCTCGTCCGAGTCTGGGACTTCCAGGGCACGAACGATTCGCTCATCGCCAAGAGCAGCAGCAACACGCCAGGCGCAGCAGGGTACGGCTTGGCGACTGGCGGCATTGATCCCCTCACCACGACGGCACGCCTCGGAGACGGCTCTACAGGGGCATCTGTGAGCACGCTCGCACGTGTCCCCTCTCGGCTCGTCGCCGTATGGGCATGGCGAGACACCGCAACCGGGCTGCTGCACGTCGCGCTGAACAACGACGCCGGGTCGAGCACGGCAGACCTGACGACTGGCAACTCTGCGAACTCGCTCGCTCTCCGGCTCGGTGCGCTCTCCGGTGTCGCCTCTGAGTTCCTCGACGGCGAACTGAAGTCGACCGCCATCTGGCGACGCAAGCTCACCGCAGCCGAGCGGGCAGCGGTCAATACCTACTACGGGACGGTGTGAGATGGGAACCCTGCGGAGCCTCAAGAACTGGACAGGGCAGATCGTCGTGAACGGCGTGATGCTCGGCGACCCGGTCGAACTGGACAACGACCCGCACACCTTCGAGTGGGACGATGCTCGCATCCCGAACGGCACGATCGACGACGACGGCAACGTCATCCCCGACGAGCAGCCGATGCCCGAGCCGACTCCCGAGCCGGAGCCTGAGCCGGAGCCTGATCCCGAGTGATGTTCGTGTACGGCGTTCTCATCGGGTCAGCGGTCGGCGTGGTCGTTGCCGGTCTCATGGCAGCGAGCCGAGAGGACTAGACGATGCCGACGCGCACGCTCGCAAGCATCAAGGGCAGGACCATGCGCCTGACGATGCTCGACGCGTGCGGCACGCCGCTGCCCGAGGATGACTCGTGCCGGACCGTCGTGTCTGACGGCTTCATCAGCATTCAGATTCAGGGGCAGTACGACGAGCCGCTGCGCTATCAGTCCCGTAACATCTGGGGGAACCTCTGCGTCAACGACACGGCACCCGGCGAACTGCTCCGAGCCTCCGTGGCGATCACCCTCTGCGACGTTCATCCGGACGTGCTGACCGTGACTCGTGCAGCCGAGGCAGTGCTGCACAACGGCGAGGCCATCGGCGTGCACCTGCCGACCGGGCGAGACTGGCACGGCTTCGCGCTCGAAGTCTGGACAAAGAACGTCAACGGCTGCGGACAATGGGGCTACATCAGCGTGCCGTTCTGCCGGAACGCTCGCCTGACGGATTCGGTCACCATCGCCTCGCAGACGCTCACCGTCACGCTGGAGGCTGACGCACTCCCGGCGACCTCGGCATGGGGCACGACGCCCTACACGCTGAACCCGTTCATGGAGCCGTTCCCGGTCGCGTCAGTGTTCGGCATGGTCGTCACTGACGTGCCACCGCCTGCACCTGTCGACCTGTCGCTGTGCATCGACCGCCTGCTGCCTGGTGGCGTGCTGTGGATCGACGCCTGCGAAAGCGAGACCGTCTAACGCATCGCCTAGTGCGGATGCACTATCATCGTCCCCGAGGAGGGCACACGTCATGGCCACGAAGATTCTCAAGTCCATCAAGGGCAACGTCATCCGAGTCACCCGACTGGACGAGTGCGGCAACCCTGTCGTCGGCACCTGCTCCACCGTGGTCTCCGAGTGCTTCGTCAGCGTCACCCTGTCCGGCGAGTATGAAACGGGCGACGAGTTCGTCCAGAAGTCAGCCTGGGGCACGCTCTGCATCAGCGACAAAGACCCGGACCAGCTCAAGCGGGTGAACGTGGCGATCTCGATGGCCGAGGTGAACCCGGACATCATGGACATCATCACCGGCTCGACCCCTGTCACCGATGGCGGCAACACGGTCGGCTCGACCTGGGGCAGCGTCGTGCAGGACCAGGCGTTCGCTCTCGAGGTCTGGACGAAGTCGACTGGCACGGTGTGCTCGACGACGGCTCCGCTCTGGGGCTATTTCTTGGTCCCGTTCATCCGCAACGGCAAGCTCGACGGAGACATCACCATCGAGAACGGCGTGCTGACCGCTGGCGTGATGGGCGAGGCGTTCCCTGCTCCTGACGACGGCACCGGCGACTCCACCTGGGATACCAGCCCGTACACGCCCAACCCGTTCCTCGTCGCATTCCCTGTCGGCGACATCTTCGGGATCATCACGACCGACGAGCAGCCGCCGACCGATACGGCTGGCTGTGTCGCCATCGCTCCGTGACCATGGGTGACATCCTCCACGGGCTGTTCGCTCGCAAGAGCCGCAGGAAGGCCGCTGTAGAGCCGCTAGAGCGTCGATCCGAGCCGGAGAGCGTCGATAGCGCGCCGGTCTACGAATACGCCACAGAGGCGCTCGTGAGCGACGGTCCGCAGTTCGACCCGAGCGCGCACACGGTCGCTGAGGTGCTGGCGTTCATCGAGGCGCACCCGGAGACCGCTGAGGCTGTGCTCGCTGCCGAGCGTGAGGGCAAGGCTCGCAAGTCGCTACTCGGCTAAGGATTCTTAGAGATTCTTTGCCTTAGTGCTAGACATGTGCGACCGGAGTCGCTAGTATGTCCACCATGAGCGACACCACGAACACCCTGACCGAGACCGAGACCATCATCCTGCACATGCTCCGCAACGGCGCACGCCTGAGCATCGCCCATATCCATAACCGGCTGATCGGTCGGGGCGACACGCACGAGGCGATCATGAGCCTACAGCGCAAGGGGCTGATGAAGGTCTCGCAGATGGGCTACCCAACGGCGTATATCCCGAGCGAGGCAAAGTGAGGCGCAGCGAGCGAGTCCGGCAGGCCATCGGGCAGGAGGTCTGGACGCTGCAGCACGGTCTCGCCGAGTTGGTCAGCGAGCGCACCGAGCACAACGTGACCGTCAGCGTGTTCCGCTGCGCCTGGCTGGCTCGTCCGTACCTCTGGTACGTAGAGCGGTACGACAGGACCGGAGGCGTATCGCAGGAGATCTGGCTTCCCGAGCCGGAGGGCTTCGCCACCGCCGAGGCGTGCGCTGCGGATGCCTGGGCGCTCGTCAATCGCCCGGACTGACTCTCGGGAAGATTCTTAGAGATTCTTTGCCATAGGGGTAGACAATACGACTGGAGTCGTATATAGTTACCTACATGAACAACACCACCGCCACCGCCACCTACAACGCAGTCGCCGGATACGTCGAAGTCACCCTCTCGGACGGCACGATCCTCAAGAGCAAGAAGGGCAAGAACGCCGCCAAGGCTCTCTACCTCACTGTCACCTTCGGCACGAAGAGCAACCCCAACTGGGCACCTCGCATCGATTCAATGCAGACCAGCCTGACCGGCATCCAGAATCGGGCTGCTCACCTCGCTGACTGCACCTACAACGTCGAGGTCGTCGAAGTCACTCGCTGATCGACTCCACCCGAGGCGAGCCGCTCCACACAGGGCGGCTCGTTTCGCGTCTGCACTAGACTCGCCGCATGACCTGCGACCCGTGGCCGATCCGGTGGGCGTGCGACATCGAGGACGTAGACCCGACGCTGCTCGCCCTGGCGCAGGATTCGGCCCAGTCGTTGCTCTGGAGCCTCACCGGCAGACGGTACGGAGTCTGCACGACCACTGAGTACTACCGGCCTCCGTGCGACTCGCCCTGCACGCAGCCATGGGTCAGGGAGTTCGGTCCTGGCGTCGACTGGCGCGTGAATCGAACCTACGGCTGGCTGCACGACTGCTGCCACCTGACATTGAGCCAGACGCCTGTGCGCGCCGTGCTCGAAGTCGAGGTGCTCGGCGACGTTCTGCCCGAGACCGAGTACGCACTAGAGCTGGACCGGCTCATGCGGTATGGCGAGTGCTGGCCATGCGACGAGGGCTGCGACGACCCTCCCGTCAAGGTGACCTATATCTACGGCATCGACGTGCCTGCTCTCGGCGAGTTGGCAATGGGGGAGCTTGCCTGCGAGTTCCTCGCTGCGCTCACCGGAGCCGACTGCCGCCTGCCCTCCAACGCCATCAGCGTCACCCGGCAGGGCATCACCGTCGACCTCGGCGACCAGCAGACCCTCTTCGAGATGGGGCGTATCGGTCTGCCTATCTCGGATGCGTTTATCCGCTCGGTGAACCCGAACAAGCTGCAGATGCAGAGCAAGGTCTGGACGCCTGACACGGCGAGGCGCGCACGATGACCGTCGTGCAGTCACCCGAGGACATCGCTGCCTACTTCCTCTCGCAGGTCGAAATGGCGCTCGCTGACTGCGACCGTGACCCGGTGAACCGGGCCTACGTCGCTGCTGGCCAGATCGCCTGGGATGACTGCTGCGGGATGCTCG